CATCAGTCGCGGCGTAGGCTTTCATGTTGTCTATCGTATCAAGTATGGCTTCGGCCTGTTCTAATTGTACGTCAGTCGCCCCCTGCATTTTAAGATGGTATAAAGCGACTTCTTTTGAGGCCATCCCGAAAGTGTCACGCTGGAGTTCAAGAGCTTTGACTTGCTTGTTTATGGCCGCTTCTAATGCAGCAGCCGCATTTTCTGCCGCGATTCTTGCCGCCTTTTTTTTCTGGGGTTTCCCCCTACTACTCCACGCTTCCCGGTATCCTCCCTTATCCTTACCAGCGACTGTTTCTTGCTTTTTCAAGGGCTTCGGCTTGCTTAGCATAAAAGGCGGTGATCTGTGCTTCAACTTTCTTTTGGTCTTCACGAAGGCCTTTAATCCCTCTAAGCCGATCGAGCATATCATCAGATATTCCAATTTTATTGAGGGCTGTATTTGTCCATTTGGGGTACGCCGCTACGGTCTCGGCTAGTTCCGACTTGATTTTTGCAAGACGATTCTCAAGCTCGTCAAGGCCGCGGTTCCCCTCCCGTCTGCTTATCATTTCCTGCCAGTCTTTATACTCGCTCCAGACTCCGCCTCCTGCCGCACCCGCGGCCGCACCAACACCGCCGCCCATCTTCGCGCCTATAAAGGCGCCGGCCGCAATCTCCCAGTATTTCATTATGGCTTTGTATTCGGTAGAATTTGTAAAATCCTTTACACTCTTCCCCATATCATTTATCGCGCCAGGGATATCTTGAGTAAGGAAATCTTTATTGCTTGCCACCCACATTGCCATATCGGCAGCAATCTGTCCAAGTCCAGGGGCAATAGCAACCAGCGCCCCGGCAAACGAGTTCTTTACAACCACCGTCAAATCATCTATGTTGTCTTTCGCTTCCTCTGCCCCTCGTAGCAGTTTTTCGTCAATCTCAACCCCAAGCCTTTCAAATCGCTCTAGCAGGGTATCAATATTATCGACCATGAGAGTCATTCCGGCCCCGGTCTTCATTCCAAATGCTGCAGCACTCAATGAGTTTCTGTCATTCTGATTTTCAACCTTTTTGAGGGCATTGAAATAGATATCAAGGGCTTCGGTTGTGTTCTCAGCGGCTACCAGTTGTCCCATCAAAGCCTTGTTATTTTTATTGAGGATGGTGTAGAGCGTTCCATGACCCGCCCTGAGGTCACCAATCCCGACAGAGAATTTGGCGAATGCCTTATCTAATTTGGCGGTGTCTACTCCTGATCTGTCAGCTATATAGCGGTATTGCTGTAATGCCTTGGTGGTAATACCTATCTTGTCGGCGGTCTTTGCGATTGTATCGGCATATTCAAGGTTCTTTTTGATTGCATAAACCATCCCGGCAACCATAGCGGCCCCGGTCATAACGCCACGAAAGGAGGTCATTGATTTAACGGCACGTTTGAACTTATCGCCGACCTTCTGCATAGCGCGACTCATACCAGCGGCATTAGACTTGACAGCGTTCTTTGCCTTTTTCATGTCCTTTGAAAAAGCTGCATGTCCGGCAGACAATTCTGCACGAAGAGTTCCTATAGGGGCGCTTGCCATTTTACTTCCTCTTTTCCTTCAACGCTGTGGCCTGTAACTGTTTCTTTAAGAGTAGCCCGTCTTTCATTACGCGTTTCCCCCTGTTCAAGCTCTCAAACTTGGGCAATTTCTTTTGACCGGGTGAATGCGGCGATCATCCACGCCTGTTTATCCGACCTCTCAAGCGTGGCCTCCATTGCGATCCGCGTCTGGTACGGGGTCAGGGTCCAGAACTCTACCGGGCTTATCCCCGCCAGAACCGCGCTTTTATATGACGTAGCCAGCCAATCAGGGTCAGCTTTTTTTTTACTCCGTCATCTTCCGGCACACTCTTGTCGCCAAAGTACGCCCATTGCAAAGCCTGTTGCACGTCGTTTGCAAAGGGTATCAATGGAGGCGATAACTCCATAATCTTCTCAACAGTCATCTCAGGGTGACGTTCTCTCAGCCCAGCGGACCCGACAAAGGCCACCGTTTCAGGATCGAATAAATTCGGACTGTCTCCGTACTTCTCCGCCACCTCTGCCAGCACAGCCCAAGTGTAGCGGAGAGAGTACGACTTGCCGTCAATGTCAATGCGCTTCAGGCCCGTTATCATGATAACGTCAAGGCTCCTACCCTGTGGATCGTGATGGATCCGTTCACCTTGTCATCAACTCCGCCGGAATCGCTGATCGCAACGACGTACCCGGTGAAACTGTGCGTCGCGTCATCGGAATAGGTAATCCTCCATGTTTTGAGAGCCTTTGCGGCCCTTGCAACTTCGGCGGCCAGCAATCCAGCATCGTCAGAAGTCCAGTTCAAGGCGAAGGTGGTTGCGCTTCCCCTCGGAATGCCTGGCTCCTCTTCGGCTCTTGTTGATCCGAGGGTGGTCTTTTCTTTCATGTTGTGAGTATCCCCGGCCAAATCCCAGTCAAGAATGTTCCCGATCTCGGTGTAGGTCTGAGGGGTGATTGTACCATTCTCCGCCGTGAGGGTCTTGCCAGTAGTGTCTATGTCCACCGCAAAAGTGTCATCGGTCACATATCCAACTACCACAACTTCACCGTTCAGGTCACCGGCATCCGTCCCTAAAAAAGCTGACAAAGTACCGACATCACCATTTGTAAGGCCGTGTGATTCCTTGGTTAAGATTGTAGGATTCCCGACCGTTGCGGTCATCGCGGTAATTGCATCCCCATCCCCATTCGACATCTCTAATTTTGTTCCTTGTGCGTCTAGCATTTCAGACATTGTATTTTCCTCCTTAAGTTTTTTTATTCTTCATGCCAAATAAACCAGTCGGAAGTGACCCGGTAAACCTCAATCTCTGATTCATATATATCTCTCTCCGACTCTATTAAGCAGGAGCCTATCGCCGTCCCTGAAGCTGTGCCTGAGTATCCGTCCAGAGCTTCCCTGATTGCGTCTGCAAGCGTCTTAGCCTCTGTGTATGTCTTCGCCCACGCCTCAATCTGAAACCGCGGGTGTGCATGTCCTGACGGCCCTCTAAGGTGGTGATCCCTCATGCCTGTGATTTTGGTGTAGAGAATGAGGGGATAGGTGGGGCTTTGGGGTATAGTTACCGGATAACAGCGCGTGGTGATGTCCTTCACTGTATCGTCATTCACAAGTATGTAACGGATTGCGCTTTCGATCATCTCATCAGACCTCGTTTCTGCCCGGCTGTAAGGGTTCCCTTTGCTGATTTCTTAGCGAGAAGTTTTGCAGACTTCAGGATCGCTTTCCACATTTCTTCGCCGATCCGTTCAAGAGCAATCTTCTTATTGGCGTCCCATGCGCCACGAAGGAAGGGATGAGGTGATATATGCCCCCTTGCCGCCCCTGTTTTCGTGAATCTTTCAGAAGTTCCCCATTCAAACAAAGGAGAAAGTGGATGGCTGGACCCTACGTACACCGTCACCCTTGATCTGTCCTGCCTCCCCCGCTGTGACTTTTTCAAAGAGGTTCCAACTTTGATTGAGTCCACTATTGCCTTATTATCAACGGTAAAGATTGAGCGTTGGCCTTTGCTGCTTCTTTGATAGGCAATGCGGCTTTCTTCAGGGCATTCCTAACGACCCCTTTTCATGCTCATGGTGGGCAGCTCATCCATCGCATCCATCAGTTCCTTCATGCCGTGTAATTCAAATTTGAAAGCCGGTTTAGCCATCAGCTATCACTCCTCTTTCTTAGGTTGTTTCTCGTCAAGCAATGCCAGCAAATCCGAAATTATCGCAATCAGGCGACATCCCTCACAACTGCGTTTAGGCCCATGATCCATATACTTTTTCATTTCCTCTTTATACTCTTCTACTGTCCCCATCAGCTATCACTCCTTACTGAACATACCAACTCAAGCCCGTCTTTACGTCCAAGTTCAATCGGCGGTTGTAAATCATATTCCCGCCCGGCATCATCCACCAGCATACACTGAGCCGTTATATCATCCCGATATCTGATACGATATTTCACAGTAAGCGTTGCCACGACCTGCTGCGCGCTCCATCTTTCGGCGCCACGAAGTTCGAGTCTTTCAGCCCATACGGTTGCGGGAAGGGTTACGGGTTTGACCTTGTTATCAGCATCGCAGGTTTCCGTTCCCGCCGCCGTGAAAGTATCATAGACTATAAGACCCGCGGCAAAGTGATCCTCTTCCGTCTTCGTGATCTGATAGAGTGTCCCTAATACAAGGGTTCCGGTAGCGATTTCAGTCCCAACTTTCACGAGCTCAATCCAGAGATCAATCGGCTCACCGAATGCGTTTTCTGTGGTGACCTTTTCCTTGAGCGTCACTGTGCGATCCATCCTGCCAGCTCTCATTACTCAAACTCCGTATGCACAACATAATTTCTTAACAGGGAGTCAACTACATCCTCAATTTTATTCACCGAAAGACCTATAACTACTTGCCCTCTGTTATTATAAGCGTCCTCAAGTTTCACAAGTATGGCATCCTTGATGTTCTCCGGCACCGCTACGGCCAGACCATACCCGCACACGAAAACTATCTTGATCGGCTTGTCGGTGTAGAGGGTTCCAGACGGCCATGATTCATTCGGCTGTAAAATAATCCGGCCAGGCTCGGAGACAATATCCACATCCGCAGTGGAAAGTGTTTCATCATAATCGTCATCATCTGAAAGTCGGTATGTTACCACTGCCGATTGCAGGGGAGGGTAAGGGATTTTGATATATCTTTCTGTGGGCCACTCGTTGAGATACATTGTCAAAGTCTGGGTGATAAATCTCCGGCCTGTCTCAAACTCGCACTGTGTCCTCACACCTTTTATATTACGGGTAAGCCAACCGTCTTCGGTGGTGTATGCCACCGCCTCTGCTACCGTTGTAGCCAGTCTGAGGTGTAGCTTTGTCTCAGTCAATGAAACACATTCAGTCGCTGGAGGTATTGTAATTGTTATTATCATGCCGTTATCTCACTTATGCGTTCAAATAATACCCGCCACCGACCACCGACCTCCACATTACCGTCACATCCGCAACCATGCCAGTTCCCGCCGTACCGCCGCCGATTGTAAGCTGAATCTTCGAGGTGGAAGCTGTTACAGACGGCCCTCGGAATACATGGAAAAAGTTGCCGGTCAGATTTGCCTTTGCCCCCAGCGTAGAGGAAAGGATTGTGATCGCCGTGCCGTCAGTGGTGGCAACTGATATACCCGTGAATGTCGCAACCGCTGAAAGGTCGTCTGGGACATGCACAATTACCGCGTCAATGAAGAGATTCTGCGTTGTCGCGGTCATTACATCATAAGCCGCCGCCGCCTGTGCGAGT